ATCAGATAATTATTCTAAATTAAATTTTAGTTTTAATCTGGCAGTAAACCAACGAAATCCAAGATATTAATTAATCAATGGCACAGAATAAACCAAACGTTCAGTTTTTAATAGTCAAAGGTTCGGGATTATCTCACGCATTAGATGTTGAGCAAATAACAGATTTCCCTTTAGCGTTAACTTATTCGATTAAGGATGTGCAAGACCCTAGCAGTTCAAAGGGTTCATTTAGTAAAACGTTTTCGATTCCCGCGACAAAGAACAACAACACAATTTTAAGTGATTTGTTTTCTGATTCGTTGTATGATAGTTACCAATACATCGAAGATTGGGATGCGCAAATTTTTATTGATGGTTTGTTAATTCTGCAAGGTAAATTTCAAATCAAAGGGTCAACATATGAAGGCATCCCCCAGTCTTATGATTGCAATGTTTATGGCGAAAACTTCAAATGGGTAAATGCTCTTTCTGAATTAAATTTATGTGACATTGATTTTAGTGCGGGTAACTTTTTCCCCGATGCACCAATAAACGCAACGATTGGAAAAACTGCGATTGAAAACACTTGGCAATTTGGTTTGGCGGGTGAAACAATTGGAGGTGCGCAAACACATATTGTTTACCCATTAGTAAACACGGGAAAATGGAATTATATGGATGATGGAAATGCATTTGTCAGCCCATCTGATATGTCACCCGCGTTTTACTTTTACAATATGTTGAAAGTAATTTTTGCAAAACAAGGTTACACGATTGAATCCACATTTTTCGAAACTGATTGGTTCAAACGATTGGTTTCATATATGCCAAAAATCGATTTTGTTAATTCGCCAACGGTCATTGAACAATATTCTTTTGAGTACGAAAACAACACACCAACAGATTACAAAATTCCTTTAAATTATCAAAACACGGGTGGCACACCAAATGATTGCGGTGGCGTTGTTGGGAATACTTGGCACGGACAAATGACCGATTTAAATTTAGTTTGCCCTAGTTGTGACCCTAGCAATTTGATAACACCACAATCGTTTTCATTTCAATTTGACATCCAAACGCCAACAAATTTTTTAGCATTATCATCAACAGACAAACCAACAATTGCGGGTTGGTGGTGGGGCAGTTATGGAACTAATAACAATTCGGGTAACAGACGAACCTGGTTAATGGATAGCCCGTGCAATGCGGGTGATGAATATGTTGGTTTAGATTTTAGTTGTGTTGCGTGTGATATTTTTAACGGCACAACTACACAACAAGTATTTCCAAGCACATCAACATTTGAAACTTCATATTTAGGAACTTATGAATTTAATGGTTCTATGCAGTTAGAAATGGATAATTCATATGAATTGACAAACCCCGTTTATGCATATGATGGTTCAACAAATAACGAAACACGGGGAACGGGAAATGGTGGTGTTGGTATAGATTGCAGTTATGGTGGTAGCAATAGTGATGGTTCATATGAAGTAATCAATAGAGGCACAACATACGTTTTCAATGTTTATTTAGTACATTATAAATCAACAACGGGGAGGCATCACATTGTGGCAACGAATAGCGAGAGGAAACTGAACACTTCCAATCCCGATTTCAACCATTACTTTTGTGATTCTTACCCGTTAGGTGCGACAAATTTAGTTTCAACATTAGGTTTTTCGGGTGTTCAAATTGACATTCTAAACGCTAATGATAAAGTTTATATGTATAGCGAAGTTACTTGTGAGATTCGTAAAAGAGAAGAAACAAATTTCTTTATGGATAACAAAGTGATTGGATTAACACAAATGAAGTATAAATGCAACAAACAAAAATTTAGTGGTAATCTAACGCCAAATTTAATTGTAGGCGGTTCGATTGATTTGGCTAGTTTATTGCCGTGTGACACGTTACAATTGGATTGGGTTAATGGTTTGACTGGTATGTTCAATTTAATGTGGGCATCTGACGAAGTAAGCAAAACAATAAAAGTTGAACCAAGAGATATGTTTTTTGATTCAGTTTCAAATGCCATAGATTGGACAGATAAACTTGACCATTCACAACCGCAAACTAACGAATACATTTATGATGCCTTAAAACGTAATTTGTGTTTTACATATGAGAATGATTCAACAGATGGATTTGTTGAAGAACGAAACAGAAGAAGAGGGCAAAATTGTGAGTTGGGTTCACATAGTTTAAATTTAGGCGAATTATTTAATAATGAAGAACAAAAAATTGGAAGTGATTTCTATTCACCATCCTATATGTTCTACGATAAAACAATTTCAGATAATTCAAGCGCATATAAACAACCATTTGTGCCAGTCATACATTCGGAGTATTCAACCGTTTGGAACGCATCAAGTAATGCGGCATTACCCGAAAAAACAAATGATTACAACCCTAGAATTTTAAGTTGGTTCGGATTACAACCATTGAACCAAGCCGATGGAATTGATGCGGCTAACACTTGGCGTTGGGGTTATGACAACAATAGTGATGCCGTTGAAAGTTTAACAACATATCCATTTGCGGGGGTTTATTGTGACCAAGATGGTACACTAGGCGGTTCACTAGTTATTAATTCGGTGACATATAACAACCCATCATTGTACTTTGAGAAATCAGAAATTAATGCAGTTTCAACCGCACCGCCATATGTTCAAACAAGTGGTTTATATCAAATGTTTTGGGAATTTAATATTCTAACATTAATTAAAAGACCAATTATTAAAAAGGCGTTTTTTAAACTAACGCCAACAGATATTGCAAATTTAGATTTTGGTAAATTAATCCACATTCAATCATCTCAATCTGATACATATTGGATTCTAAATAAAATTAACGATTACAAAGCGGGTGCAAATAATTTAACATCTGTTGAACTTTTCGAATATCATAACACAAGACCATTAGAAAGTGATTTTCCATATTTAGTTGAAGGCAATGGGAAAAATGACACACCGCAATGGTCAGATTTTGATTTTGAGTTAGTGAACAATGGAGTTATTAAATTACCGCCAAATTTGATGCAAAACAATTTGGGCATTTACGACACAACAAAAATTCCAATACTTTCAAAAGGCACACAATCATCATCATTGCCAACAAAACAAAACACGGCAACACTTCCAACGGGACAGAAAACCGCAACAAGTTATTTTGACGCGGGAACACGAGCGCCAGTTGGCGGAAATTTAGGAAATTCGGGCAACATTGGAAATAATAACAATGTAAACGTTGGTTCAATTTCAATTGGAAATAATATCATCAACAGAAATTCAAACCAAATTGTGATTGGTGATGGTAATAACACAAAATCATTGTCAGCAATAGAAATGACAACCAACGGAAAAACTGCATTTGCTATTAAATCTGATGGAATATTTCGTGAAGGTGGTGGAGGTGTGATTTATTACGAAGATGCAACAACGGGTGAAGTTAGGGAAGTGATAACTGGAGTTCCGCAAACCGCACAAGATTTGTATGGCAAACCAATTAAATTTTTCTATACTAGAGTAACACATAATGACGAGGGCATAATATAAAAAGACAATGGCAACACTAGACACAATATTAAACATTCGGGTTGAGGGCACGAATCAAATGACCAAGTTAAAAACGGCAATTGATGCAACTTCAAAAGAATTAAAAGAATTAAAAAAAGGGGCGAAGGCTGCGGGTGCTGACCAAGAAAAATTTAATGCGAAAATCATAACTGCGGAAACAAAGTTGAAAGGTTTGCGTGGTGAATTAAACAAAGGCAAAACTGATTTAATAAAAAATGCAAAGGCTGCGGGTGATACATCGAAATCTTATGATTCACTAACAAAACAGAATGCTGCATTGTCTGCATCTCTAAGAAAATTATCTGACCCATTAGGTAAAAACAGAAAAGAATTTGATACTCTAAGTAAAAAAATAAAGACTAACACCGATACATTGAAACAGATGGATGCTCAAATGGGCAGAAATCAACGAAACGTTGGAAACTATAAACAAGCAATTGCGGGTGTTGTTACTGCGGTAGGTGCTGCGGTTATTGCTTTCAAAACATTTCAGAGGGTATTAGGCACGTTTGTGGAGTTTGAATTTCAAATGAAACAAGTGGGGGTTATTAGTGGCGCAACGGCTGATGAACTTTTGGTGTTAAGTGATAGCGCAAAAGAACTTGGTGCAACAACTGCATTTACTGCGGGTGAAGTGGCGGGGTTACAAAAAGAATTGGCAAAGTTAGGATTTGACCCAACAGAAATCGAACAAATGACTGCGGCAACGTTGGATTTAGCGTTTGCATTTGGTAACGATTTAGATGAAACGGCAACACAAGTTGGTGTGGTTTTAAAATCATTTAAATTGGAAGCATCGGAAACGGGAAGGGTAACGGATGTTTTAGCAAAAGCATTTGCTAGTTATGCCCTGGATTTACAAAAGTTTTCAGTTTCATTTCCAAAGGTTGGAGCAATAGCAAAACAAGTTGGGTTTAGTTTAGAGGGGACAACGGCATTATTAGGTGCATTAACAGATGCGGGGTTAGAAGCATCAACTGCGGGAACATCTCTAAGAAATATATTTTTAAAACTTGCAGATTCTAATTCTGAACTATCAAAAACACTTGGTGAAGGTGTTAATTCTGTCGACACATTATTACCCGCATTAAAAGATTTGTTTGATAGTGGAATTGATGTTGAAGAGATGTTAAATCTTACCGACAAAAGGGCGGTTACTGCATTCGCAACAATTGCAAGTGGAACAGATGATGTTTCTAATTTAAACACGGAATTGGTAAACGCTGAAGGAACGGCAAAAGAGTTTGCGGATGTAATGCGAGATTCATTAAAAGGTTCGTTAGATGAGGCATCATCTGCGGCAAATGGATTTGTAATTAATTTACTTGAAAAACTAGCACCCGCGATTACATTCATAGTTGATAGCGTTGCGTTATTATTTAAAGGTTTAGGGTTGTTGATTGATAACTTTGGAAAAGTGGCATTGGCAGTTGGCGCATATGGGGCGGTTATGGCAGCAACGGCAATAATAAATGGAACTTTTACCGCATCATTAGCGTTGGCAAGAACTGGTTTAATTAGATACATTGCAACATCAAAGGTTGCAACTATTGCAACCCGAATTTTTAATACTGCGGTCAGAGCAAATCCAATTGGATTGTTGGTTTCTGCGTTAGTTCTTGGCGTTGCCGCATTTTATAGTTGGGGTGATGCTAGTGGTGATGCGGCAAAAAGTACGGAAGATTTAAACGATGCAACGGCACAACAAGCGAGAGAATTAGGAAATTTAGAAAAAATACAAAAGAAAAACACAGAACAACAAACAAAAGAAATTGGAAAACTTAGAGCATTAACAACAACAATTAAAAACGTAAATGTTTCAATAGAAAACAGAAAAAAAGCGTTAAAAGAATTTAACAAATTAGCGGGAACAAATATTACCAATTTAAAAGATGAAAA